AGCAGCTAGAGCGAACAAGCCGAAAGCTGACGGAATCTCAGGCAAGAACCAAAGAGTTGTTCGACGCACTCCGAGCCGTCGTCAACAAAGATCATCCAGCGTTAAGGAGGAAGAAATGAAAATTTTTATCCCAGGTGAGCCGGTGGCGCAACCACGGCCAAAGGTCTCGACGAAGAACGGCTTTCCGAGGGCCTACACAGAGCAACATCACCCCATTCATGCGTTCAAGCAGGCTGTTCAGTTGGCTTGGAAATCTTCGATCAATCGATGCTTGACAGGGCCAGTGTCAATCGAGATTGTTTGCTGGTACTCGCGACCGAAAGGCCATAGCAAGATTCGTCGAGCGAGTCGAGAACCTAAGATGAGCAGGCCGGACATCGACAACACGGCTAAGGGCATCCTCGATTCCTTGAACGGCGTTGCTTACATCGACGATGGGCAGGTCTACCGACTGACCGTTGAGAAGTGGTACGTCGGGCCAGAGGATAAGGTCGGAACGATTATTGAGGTAACCCAATGACGCAACGAAAAAACATCTCGCAACCCGATGAAGCTTGGTCGGCGTGGGATCGAGCAGCGGCCAAAATGGACATGACTCTAAGCCAACTGATTTTCGAGGCGATGAACGAGCATTTAGGGCTATTTCTGACACGCAAGACCAAGAAGCGGCCAAAGACAGCTAAGTCGGCTCGGAAGCGGGAGAAACGAATTTAGGGCCGTTGCTTGCAATTTCAGCGGGTCAAGCCTAAAATGCGAGAAAGGAGTCAAAATTATGAACATCGGTGATTTAGTTAAGAGCAAGCGATTTTGGGCGGCGGCGGCTACGATTGCCGTCGTTGTTCTCAAGGACAAGACCCCATTGACTGAGGATCAAATTCAGCAGCTCGTATGGGTTGTTGGTGCTTGGATCGTTGGCGATTCTGTTCGGCCATTGCCTAAGCCTGATGAGGTGACCAAGTGAATCGCGTGAAATTTACTGACAGGTTAAAGGCTCGGCGAGCGGCTCGTGAAATCTGGATCGCTCGTCGATCCGATCCAACGGTGGCCGATTTGGTCGCAAAGACCATCGACGGCGATGAGGAAGCTGGAAAGCTTTTGTTCGGTTCGCATCCTGAGTTAGTCGGCATCGATCCGGCTACGCTCTTTTTGCTGATTCAGATCGCTCTTAGATTGTGGCTATGGTGGCAATCGCAGAAGGTCGAGAATCCTTCGGAGGATGTTGCGGTTGGTGAGCCCTTCGATTCCACGGTCAGCGACGACGATAACGACTAAGCCTAGATCGCAACGACTACCTACTAACCTTCAATCCTTACAAGCGGGTTAGTCGGAGCGAGACGGGCGATACACAAGGATGGATGATGGCGGAAGCGAAAAAAGAAAATTGGGTGCCTTGGATCGTCGCTGCAGTCGCGGTCTTTGCGTTGTTGCGAAATCAGCAACCGCAACCGGACAAGCCACAGCCGAAGGAGCTCAAGGCGGTCGTCTCTCAGACGTTGCCATCCATCCGATCGGCCTACAAGCAAGCGTTCCTTGAGGCAGCATCAAAGATCGAATCGGGCGAGATCAAAGATCAAGAGCAATGGACGAAGTTTATTGCCGATAATGCAGGGGCTAAGCAACGTGAGGCCTTGGATCGAGTCTATGAAGCGATTGACAAGCTCGATCTGCCTGCAAGCTTCGCGGGCAAAGAATCTGAGATAGCCAAGATCAATCGTGAAATAGCGGGGGCTTGGTAATGAGTGATTTCTTCACAGGCTATGATCCAACCATCGAGAATCGAGACGCGATCAAAGCAGGCTCGACCGAAATTGCTTTCACGATGCGAGACTTCGCAGCTCCCGAAGAGATCGATCCTCGGCCATTGATGCGACACGACAAGCAGGGCAACATGGGATCCTGCCAAGGATTCTCATTGACCAATGCTTGCGAGTACGTTTGGGCTCTTGTGCATGGCTCGTTTAGTCCAGATCGTCAGCTATCGCAGTTGTTTGCCTACTTGGAGTCACAAAGACAAAGCCAAGGTCTACTCGGTCGCGACGCAGGATCCACCATCGAAGCAGGCTTGAAGGTCGCAACGTCGATCGGGATGCTTCCCGAGAAAGACCTGCCGTACTCAACGCCATATCCAAACAACGCTCGGACGCTGATTACCGATGACATGAGGATGAAAGCTTTCCCGTATCGGATAGGTTCGCATACTTGGCTCGATTCTTACGATGCCATCTTCCGATACCTTGCAAGCGGTGTAGGTGCAGTTCATACCGGGACGCTCTGGAATGATAGTTTCTACAGTCGAAACGGTGTTTTGGAGTCGGTCAGTCTCGGTCGCGGTGGCGGTCATGCTACGGCATGGCTTGGCTACAGCAAACGCAAAGACAGCAAGAACCGCAACTACATTTGGCGGCTCAACAGCCACAACGATTCTTGGACTGAGATTGCTCCATCGGTAATCGATGCTCTCTGTCGGCATCAGTGGACATCGATTGTGGGCGTGTCGGATCTTTCAACGCCTGGGCCACGCAAAGTATCTTGGATGCAGTCGAGGCCACTTGGATGAACCTCAGCAACGGAGAAAAAGGGATGTTTGCCTTGATCGGTCTTTGTTTATTCAGTTGGTTCTTTGGATCGAGCCCCAAGCCCGATCCAACTCAATGCGACATTCCATCGAGCGACATTGCTGAAAAGGTCGCAACTGTTCGAGATTCTCTAACAGTTCAACCCGCTCCGATCGAAGATCCCAAGCCTATTCCGAGCCCATCAGACAAGCCATTGAAGATCGAGGTTTTGGTATTCGTCTCCAAAAATTGCCCCCCTTGCGAAAAGTGGAAGCGATGTGAGATGCAGAAATTCTTGGATGCGGGATGGCAAGTCGGTATTGTTGAGGATCATCCGTTTCCAATCACTCCGAGATTCGAGGTCTCCAAGGGATCGGAGCGTAAAGAGCACGTTGGCTATCTCACTTTTGAGCAGGCGAAGGGGTTGGTAAAGTGACTCAAGAAAGCTTGGTTTACATCATCGGCTCGGGTATGGTCGCAGCGTTAAGCACAGCGGTCGGAATCTTGTTTCGCTTGTTCGTCGAAGAAAAGAAAACCACTCGAAGCGATCTGCAGGAATGTCGATCAGATCGCGAAAAACTTTGGGCTAAGATTGAGACCTTGCAAACTGAGATCGGTAAATTGCTCGGAGGTTGCAACAAGTGATCGAGTGGATCCTGTTCGCAATTCTGTCATTCATCGCGGCTGACTTCATCGCCGGTGTGTTCCACTGGTGGGAGGATTCGTACCTGGATCAAGATACGCCTATCTTTGGCAGGCTCATCGGTGGGCCAAACCAGTTACACCATTCAGATCAATACGCATTCCTGAAGGGCTCTTATTGGCATCGCAATTACACGACAATCATTCCGTCGATGTTGGCTTGTGGCGCATGCCTTTGCTTCAATGCGACACAAGACGCTTGGCTTACGTTTCTTTTCTTGTCCCAAGCAAACCAGATTCATGCTTGGGGCCACTCTAAAGGGCGGAACGGCTGGCTAGTATCGACGGCTCAACGGATCGGTATCCTGCAATCCTGCAAGCATCATGCCGAGCATCATCGAAGCCCCTACCATATTCGATATTGCGTAATGTCTCCGATCCTTAATCCGATCCTTGATGTGATCGGTTTTTGGAGGTACATCGAGTATGTTGTTTTCGTCACAACCAGAATTGAGGCGCGAGTATGAACGACGAACCATTGATTGAAAAGCTGAACGAAGCCGAGCACGTGAACTTGAGCGATCAAGCTGCTGCTGATGCAATTAACCTGCTGATGGTTACGATTCCGGTCAACGCTCCGATCGGTGCGATTATCAAGTATGCTGTCGATAATGGTATTTATGGAAAGGTTAATGCAGATGCGTTTGATCCTTCGCTTCCTAGAAATCAGCGGATCGCGATTTGGAATATAAAGGGTTGGGTTGACAACCCGAGCAACCCCTCAGAGGTTGCCGACATGACATCGCAAACCGCAGCGACGATGATTGCAGATTTGGTGCAATACGGCTACGCAACCGAAAGTCACGCTCAAGAACTCGCTGGGATGGGATTCAAAACGATCCGTTGGGTCGATCATCATGGGTATGGCACTCAGTCGGCTGATTCAATTCGGGTTGCTAGGGATGTGATTAACGGGGCAGCGGCCAAGCGTGCCCTGTGGACGCAACAAAACGTCAATCGCTACAACACAACGCAAGCGATGATTGATCAACACAAACATGGTGATGAGGATCTGGTGATAAGTGGCTGACTATTACGTTACTACATCCGGGAGCGATTCTAATAATGGCCTCAGCGAAGGGGCGGCTTTCGCGTCGCTTGGCAAGGCTTGCGCAACGGCGACGACAAGCGGCGACAGGATTTACGTAAAGAGCGGAACATACACGCTCACCAGCACAACTAACAACGCAAACGGCGGGCGATTTACGATCCCTCTCGGGGTGCTTGTCGAGGGCTATCAAACAACTCCAGGTGATTTAGCGGCGATGCCTGTTGTTTCGGCTGGTTCGCTCACTAGTTTCACTATGTGCACCATGTCCGCTAGCTTTAATGTGCGACCGCCTAGAATTAGAAACATCGAATTGAACGGAAACAGCCAAACATCGGTTACGGGGCTGAGTATCAGCGGTAGCTTTACTTTTGCGGTTAGCAAGGTTATTTGCAGGAGTTGCACTACAGGCTTTAGCGGCGCACAAGGTCACACTTGCGTGATTG